GATGGCAATGAGCGTGTATCACTCGGTATGTTTGATACCAAGCGCAAAGCCCAGTATGCGGTAGCCCGTTGGAAGCGGAAGAATGAATTCCCTTTAAGCTGGCGATTAGAAAACGATGTAATGACATTTGAGGATATACCTATGAGCAAAAAGAAGCAGAGAGAAGTAACTTATAAGGTAAACGGCAAGAAGAAAACGCTGTATAAGCCTGAGAAAAAGGACAAACGAGGAATCGGCACGAGGATCAAGGATAAGTACGAAGATTTTATGGAATGGCTAGAAAAACAAATCGTAAGTTAGCCAAGAAGAAAGCGTGGGAGAGCTTCAGCCGTTATATCAGAACACGGGACTGTATACGATTCACAGGCTCACCTAATGACGGTATGTGCGTGACGTGCGGTCGCTACTACCCGTTCAAAGAATTGCAGGCAGGGCATTTCATACAGGGCAGAACCAATGCTGTGCTGTTCGATGAACGCTTAGTCTATAGCCAGTGTTTCGGCTGTAACGGCAATCCGCCTAAGGGCAAGGGCGGTAACTACGTGGAATACTTCATCTTTATGGAGAAAGAGTGGGGTCGCACAATGATTGATGACTTCTTAGCACTGAAGCATCAGACCAAGATTTATAAAGCATATGACTTTGTAGATATCAAGGAACTATATGACAGAAAGACTCAGGACTTGCTGGATAAAGTAAAGTTATGATTGACATATAGCTTGATGTATGCTATTATTAGAGGGTCATACAAATTTAATGAAAGGAACTACATATGGCTAAGAAAGACGTGGCTGAAAAGTCAAAACATAAAAAAACTGATATCACAGGCGCAATCAAGCGACAGGGTTTGCCGATTCACGGCATCTTCGGACTCGCATTGCTGTTTGTTTGCGTGAGTATCGTATTTGCTAACTATATGGTGTACTTTGGTACGTCCGATATGATTAGCAAACTGATGCTTTTGCCAAGCACGCTGTTCGTTGTAATATTTCTAACGATTAAAGCGGTCAAGTAAGACACGTTTAGGCAGGCTTGATACAATAAGAAGTGCATTTTAAAAGAAAGGAGCTATGCCCGTCCCTGATTGACTTGATTAAGGGCTGACTATGAGACGTATACTTTTAATCCCAGTAGCAGGAGTTTTACTAATAGGATTCAGCTCATTGGGAGTATCTAAACTTAGAACTACAGACCATCAGCTGAAAATACAAGACGTACAATTACAGGAGCGAGGAGCAGAGCTTAAATCATTAGAACTTAAATATGAGAATCTAAACATTGAATTGGAACACACTGATACGACAAATAAGGCGGAGATCGAGCGACTCCAAAAGGAAAAGGAACAGCTAGACGCTGACAAACAACGCTTGGAAGCCGAACTCCAGTCTAAGATTGAGCGCCGTGAAGCCGAGCGTGTAGCAGTCGAACAGCGCCGTAAACAGTTGGCTAACGCTGTCACGCTGACAGAGACGGCTAACGCTCAGGGCGCTATAGACTGTAAGAACCAGAACAGCGCTAAGGCGTTCATCTACTGTCACGAGTCAGGCAATAGACCGAATGCAGTTAATGCTGGCGGTTGCCGTGGCTTAGGTCAGGCGTGTCCAGGCTCGAAGCTACCGTGTGGCAGTCTTGACTATGCTTGTCAGGATGCGTGGTTTACCGATTATATGAAGAAGCGGTATGGTACGTGGGAAGCGGCTAAGAACCACTGGCAAGCCCGAGTAAAGATAAACGGCAGGGACGTGGGGCATTGGTGGTAGAATAGAAGCATAGGCTTGAGTAAGTTTGCGAGATTACTCAAGCCTTGTTTTTTGTGTAAACCCTTGCAACGTGGTAGTCTATGTAATGTTTGATACTAAGAAGGACTTCGGCAGAAGTCTTTTTTAATTGAACAGCTTGTTAAGCGCTTTTAAAGCCATCTGTTCGGCTTTGCGATTACGGTTGATGTATTGCTCGAACCCGTGCTTAGAACAATGAGAGACTAGTTTGCACTGGCTGTCATAGTCCTCTATATGCTTTACGGCTTCTGGATCGTGCAGGATATCTACATCTTTATTCCAGCGCCAGTAATGCGAGACACAGAATTCCTCACCAGACCAGCCTTCACGCCCACAGTTGCCGTGGACTTTCTGACGGGAGTAACCCCATTTAAAGGTTTGACCTGGCTTAAGAATCTTGTAGTTGAGTTTGGACATATATATGCTCCGTTTCCGACTACCACGTTGTAAAGGTTCACGGTGTTAGTTTGCACTTTCACCATAACTATATTATAACATAGTAGCCTTGACAAGTCACTTTTCATATATTATACCATATCTTTTAACAGAGGTGGCTCAAGCCATCCTGTAAGGTGATTGGTAGAATTTACAACGGGCAAAAATATATAATGGAATATTCTATCTATAATGTATACTTAGCATAAGAATACCCCCATAAAACGTAGTTCCTTTCAAGTCTCGTTCGGGGGTATTCTAACTTACTAGCCTATCTTATCCTGAATACTTTTAATGTACTGTTCGGCATTCTGACGGGTAAAGCCAAAGACTTGCCCTATCTCATCGAAGGTACAGTTACACTCACGCATAACCATAGCTATTAAAGGCTTAAGATCCAGCACTATACTGTCATCGGCTAAATTTTTGATTGCCTGTATATTCGCTCTTTTCTGTATTGGTCGTACCATAATCCACTCCTTTCAGTTCAGTTGGTTTGGGGGCGTGTACTACATTGGTCTGAATAAAGATAATTAGCAGTATTAATAAGTTCAGGACTATCAGAACCAAAAGCCACATCCATTTCATAGCTCATCCCCATTCAGATATCTCTCTAAATGCTCTGCATCGCTTGTAGGGGCGTTCTGGCGTATAACTCGGTGTTTATACCGCCTGTACTTTTGAATGCCCTCAGAAGCCTTGTATTTGCCTTGTTCCTGAAGTTTGCGCCGAATCCGTGTAATGGTGTCAGAACTTGGCAAGCTCTGTAACACGTCATACTGCTCCTTAGTAAGCTTTAAGCCTAAAGCGAACCAAACACGTGCAAGCAAGTCATTATCGCTGTCACGGCTCTTAGGATGCTCCTGCAGTACTTTCTCGACTATGGATGCTATCTTTACTCTTGGCATATCTTCCTATCCACACAGCCCACGAATGAGCCATCTTCATATGTCTTAATCACGCTCTGCCGTCTGAAATTCCACTCGCCTACCAGCATACCAAGCACAAAAGCTATCAGTATCGGTATCAGTATCAGGCATACTCTAGTCATTTTCTCTATTCCGCTCATCTTCGCTCCTTTCTGGCTTTACAATTATTGTATCTTCAAATCTGGCTAAATGCTTACGGCTGAATATCTCGCTTAACAACAGGTTGATACTGCTAAAGGCTAGAATCATCAGCGCTATAAACGGAGTCAAAGGGCATCCGCTTGGTTAAAGGCGGTAATGCTGGCATCTATAAAGCCACGCTTCAGCCCTGCTTCGTAGGCATCCCATAAGGCAGGGTACAGGCTGACAGGTATTTCATACTTGTTTATGATGTTCTCGATATCGTGCATCTTATACCTCGCTTTCTTCCAGCCAATCGCTTATCAGCGTAAAGACTACGGTTATAACTATGATTATGATACTGACTAGGATTCTAGCCAGAAACATCAGGATTGATACGATGACTCCTAAAAACAGTAAACCTAAAATAATACTTAACATATAAACCTCGCTTTCTTTACTTTTGTAGTTCCATAAACTGTTCAGCCTGCGTTGGCTGGCTCTCTTTGTACTTGTAGGCTTCGGACCGCAAGCGCTCCTGTACGGCTTGCAAGTCTGTCTCTTGATGCATATTGACTATGCAAATATTCTGTTCATAGATGACATAGACTTCCGTACATTCCAAAGGGTTGCTGTTTCGTATGGCTATGCTGGCAAACATAAAGTTACTAGCCAGCAACAAACCAATCAATATCATTCTAAACATCTAACAATCCCTCCTCTCTCAGCCGATCCATTTCATTTTCTGCCAGTTCTTGCATATACTCGGGGCATTCGTGCAAGTCATCGCCGTTAATGATATGAGCATAATACGGATTTTTCGCTATCTCGTTCAAATCCGCTAATGTCAAATCAGGTAATACGTTTTGAAAGTCGTACCAGTAGCAAGCGCAAATTGATGCGCTCGCTTTCTCGGTCAGTTCTTCTAAGGCTCGTTTAATCTTACTCATTCTCTACCACCTTTCCAGCGTTTAATATTTTATTGACTGCCACAAATACGGCTTTTATGTCTGACTCGCTCGGCTTCTCGCCATCCAGCCAGTTCTGTATATATGCTCGGCTTGCGTCCTTGTTCCATTCTTCGCTCTGGAATTCGTTCATCAGGATATAAGCGGTCGCTTCGGCTTGGAATTCTGCGGTGCTTCGCTCGTGATTCTCAAAACCGCTCGTATGGTTTAAGACTATGTGCGCCAGCTCGTGCATAGTGGTTTTAAGCGGATAGGTTGCCATAGGATTGATTGCATACTTGCGCCCGTGGCTGTAGCCGTGGCTGTTGCCGTTGGTACTCTCGAATGGTACACGCTCGATATTTATAGCTTGCTCGGCTCGCTCGATTGTCCAGTCTATCGCTGTAACTTCAGGGATTTCCAGCTCATCGCCAAACGTATCGGAGTAAGCAAACACGGCTTTCTTAAGTCTGAAGTAGCATCCGCTTTGCTCTTTCTCGCCGTCCTTGTTTTTCTCGTACAGCGGTACAGGCGTAATTACTAGCTTGGCTGTGTTTTTCTTCGGATAGCGTCCAAGCTTGCGCCACGTGTTAAAGTTGGCTACAGGCTCGGTTATGCCTTGTAGCATAAAGAAGTATTGATTGGTTATGCTGTAATTGTAGAATCTGCTATAGGTTGTTCCTATCGCTCCATCTATCGTTAAAGCCTGTTCAATTAATTGGTTATAATCTAGCTCCATAATTATTCCCCGAAGTAGATGCTTTCCCACTCGGTCCAATAGCTCTCGCCGTCCTCGGTGTAAAGTTTGTTCCAGCTTTCAAGCGGTATGCATATGCTTAAGCATTGCTCGCTACAGTAATACTCGTGCGGTGTGAATCCCTCGCCGTCATAGAATCCCTCGGACATTGCCAAGTGACAGATTGCACAGGTGCGTATATCGGTAGTATCCATATTTACCACTCCATTTCTATGGCTGATTCATCGAATGATTCACCACAATTAATGCATTGCAAATTCTCGAATCCGTCCGTGCAATAGTCGCTCGTATCAATCCATAACTTGCCTTCTAGTATCTGGCATTCATAGCTGAATGACTCATCCATCATTAAGCGTTGGTCATTGCAACATTTAAGCTCGGTCACTTTCTTTACTTCTTCCATTTAATACCTCGGTTTTCTGGCTGGGGTTTTTCAGTTCCCCAGCCTTATATTATTAATCTTCGAACTTAACTTTTATGGTTCGAACCCAGCTAGCGTTATCTGGTAACAGTTCCTTAAATTCGGCTGGTACTGTTCCTTGATGCCATAAGTCGAAAGTTGTTATTTCTTCGCCTGTAGCGTGTAGCTTGATTCTGAATTTTGAACCTCCGAAGCCGTTGGAGTCCGAAGCGGTTTTGCTATCGCCTAAGCGGTAATGCTCGCCTTTGATGACTACCGCATTTTCACGGTTTACAAGTTGGTCATTCCAAAACTTATTAATGAACTCTGGAGACAATGCCATTATTAAACCTCAATGTTTTCTGGCAAGTCATACCATTGCTGGTCTAACTCTGCCTTTATAGCGTGGTCAAGCTTTCTGAATTCTTCTATGTGTGAATCTTCGGACAGATTGCTAATGCTTCCAGCGTGTACGCCGTTTACAATAACCTCTGTTCTATATTCAATCTCGGCTGATTCTGCGAAGTCTTTAAATTCCATTATTTGCGGTCCTTGATTACAATTTTATTAGGTTCATCAAACAAGCGGATAAAGAATAATTTCATTATCTTTTAACCTTCTTCGGTTCGATATACCACACCTTATTAGTAGAGTATTGTATAACTTGAATCTTCATAGTTATTTTTTACCCTTCTTTAATTTATAGGCTTGGTATTCAGCCCAAGTCATACGCTGTTTGGTCCGTATAGTTTTTTGATACATTGGTGTAGTTCCTTTCTTTTTAAATTGACACCTGCAAGGACTCAGAGAGTCCAAGCAGTCACCAACTTAAGCTCTACGAGCCTGATTGATTTTTTTGTAAACCGAGTTTAATTGTCTTTCGAAGTGTTGAGCTTCTTTGACATACTCCAGAAGAAAATCATCTGTGAAACCAGAAGTAACTATTTCTTCTTTCTTTTCTAAACTCACGTGAATCAGTGCGGATTGTACCGCTTGGATTTCATCGCTTGTAAGTGTTAAGGTAAGTTCTACCATTTGTTTTGTGTTCCTTTCGTTACTTGTTATAACAACAGTATGCGCCTTTTTTATAGTAAAGTCAATTTTTTATTGACATAACATACAATATTACAACATAAAAAAATCCGCGGAAAAAAGGATAAAATCCTAAAGGATTTTTATTATTTTTGATTTAAAGGAATAGAGGAATTATTGACCCTGCGGGGCGGAAAAAAACAAAGACACATTTAAAGGATGGTACTATAAGTGGTATGACAGCACAGGAGCTTAAATTTATTAATCTTATAGCTAAAGGCTTTTCAGGTGTCAGCGCTTATCGGCAAGCTTACCCAGGCAAAGCAAAACTCAAGTATGAAACTATAAGATTCAATGCTTCTAAATTACTAACGGATTCAAACATAGCTCAAGAGATAGAAACTTCGAAGGCTAGACAGATTAAACTTGCAAGGCTTGCGGAGGATAGAATCGAGGAGCAATTAATCAGGGGTCAAATGAACAAAACGACTGCGGATGTAGCTATGTTTATGTATGAACAAGCCAACGGAAAGGCTACTCAGAAGATAGAATCCAAAGGAGCGTTTGTATCTGTTACGTATGACTTATCAGGTGGACAAGCTGAAAAAATACCAAAAAACATCTTAGACCAATTAACAGATGTACCCCCTCCCTCTACCCCTTGAATTTAGTATCCCCTCTCTATCTATATAATAATAAAAACGACCCTTAGTGTACCTTCGATCCACAGGATTTTGTGTACACAATGTACATAGGTGTGTATACTGATAGTGTGTACACGTAGTGTGTATACTTACATATAAGAAAGGAGTACCCCTGTGAGAGTGAATATCTATATCCGTAAAGAGAATGAAGAACTGTGGAACGGTTTGGCTGATAAGAGTGATTGGGTGAATAGGATGTTAAGACCCTCTGGTAAAAGTGGGCAAACTTTTTCTCCGCCATCTGAGAATAAGGTAGCAGAGCCGCCGAATGCCCGTGTACACACCGTAGAGCCTGAGGATGACGTGACGTACGTGCCTTTTGATGCTTAGTCAGTACGAAGTGCTGTATAATACCGTGGGCGTGCAAGTGAGCGGTCGGACAGTCTATGGATTATAGATGTAGTAGGATTATACGGTTGGTTTTCCACAGCGATTGGCGCTGGTTTAAGCGTTGGGGCGAACGTGGAATGCGGTATTATGATATAGGATGGATATCGTTTAGTAATGAGTGCACTCGCATTCAAAGGAGACAATATGATACAGTTCGAAAAACTTACCAAAGACGATCTGATAACGCTGTGCGTGTCATTTCTCAACCTAATAGCCAAGCAGAACTACGGCAAAGCGTGGACAAGCGACTCCGACAAAGAGGGAAAGTTCCTGCTGGGAATACACTCTCCCGAAGGTGAGATAATCGCTGAAGTGCCAGAGGAGTATAGACATCACTTTGCTGGCTTGATAGAGGTGGATGAGCCAGACGTGCCAGACACCGCACCGATGCCAGCTCCAAGTGAGCCGACTGAGGGTCAGGAAGTACCACCTAGCGGTGAAATGCCCGAGGGGGAGACTGAGGGTGAGAGTCCCCCTGAAGCCACTCAGTTACCTGCCGAGCAGACTCGGGATGAGCTGTTAGAGCCTGAGACGGTAGAAGTAATTACTGAGAAGGTGTGGGCTTGGAGTGAGACACTTTAGATGACTCGCCTGAGAAGGCAGATTCACAAGATGCGAGCGGACCGCCAGAGAAGGAAAGCGGTCCGTTTGCGTGCCAAGCGCCAGAAACTTAAGATGTACCGCCAGAATTATTACACCGTAGGAGATAGTTGGCGGATGTGGCGCAAACAGTGGAAGAAAAAGTCCTTTAAGCAGAAGATCAAAAGATTTGCGTGGACTGTCTGGCTGACCGTGTTGTTTCTCGGACTTGGGGTAGCGATGGTTTATATGGTATTGTACCTACAGAAAATAGACAGCTTTTAAGGGTAAATTAATAGAGAGGATTTAGTATGGCAGACGAGAAGAAAACGCTCGCTCAGAAACGAGCTGAGAGATTAGAAGATGCCCGAAGGCACGATGTAGACAACCCTAGTAAGCCTAAGACTCCGCCCCCTGTCAGAGAGCCACGACCCGAGCCACAGCCGCACGCTGTACCAGAGGACAGTTCAACCAATATGCTGATCCAGCGCTTGATAGCCGAAGTAGACGAACTCAAAGCGATGAAGAACCCTGATTTCACGCCTGAGCAGGCGCTTCAGTACACCGCCGACAACGTAGGCAAACCGACCGTAGGACGCAACGGCATTCAAGGCAAGATGTTCAAATACCCGATTGAGCCGAGCGCTTACCCTAACCCGTTAGACAGATTGTACGACCTGCCCGAATTGAAACGGCACGGTCTGAGAGACAACTATTTCTTTGACTGGGAGGTAGAGGGCGTAGAGTACGAGAAATACGGCGTGACTTACGCTGAACCCCGTTTTACTGTCAGATTATTCCGCAGGCTGTTTGATGAGAATGACCAGCCGAACGGCAAGATGGCGCTGATTAACCGCCAGATCCAGCACGAGGATGAAGTGGTAGCCCGAGCCGCCGCTGACAAACTCGGTATGACTGAGGAATTCCACAGTTTCGAGGATATGATGAATGAGATGCGCTTCCAGCGTATCAAGGACTGGCTCTTGGAACTGTTTATGCCAGCGAAGGTAACGCACCACAACCATATGCCGACCCAGCAAGTGATCGCAGGCAAGGTGGTAGAAGTGTTTGACACCGAAGCCTTAGTAGACGGCTCGTCAGGTAAGGACAAAGCCCAAGCGATTAGCCAGCAAGTCCGTTTCTAGGAAGGGACTATGGCTGATGTCTTTGAAGCGGTCAATCTTACAGATGTCACCGATAGGGTGGATGTTGTTCCGAACGTCCAGAACTACACTCCGCACGCCAAACAAGCCGAAGCCCATAAAGCCTTCTTAGTAGATGGCTATAAGCGTGGCACGCTGTTTTGGGGCAGGCAGGTAGGCAAGTCCCTGTGGAGCGTGAAGCATCTGGAGATTGCCGCTACGATGAAGCAGGGGCAGTACTTCATAGTCTTTAACACCCACAAGCACGCTAAAGATGTTATGTGGAGACAATACTTGCACGTCATTCCTAAGGAGCTGATAGCGCACGCTGACAGTACCAACTTGGTTATCACATTCCACTATCTGAAGGGAGCATTCTATATCCCTGGGGCTGGCTGGCAAGCCGTGATACACGACCAATCCAAACCGCCTTCAACCATTCAATTACTGGGGTCGGATTTCGCACTAGACCATACAGGACGCAAGGCAGAAGGCATAATCTTTGATGAGTACCAAGACCAAGACCCCCAAAACTGGGAGACTGTTTACCGTCATTACTTCACCACTACGAAGGGCTGGGCGTGCTTTATGGGTACGGCTCGAGGTTTTAACCATTGGTATGATCGTTTGGAGTTCTCGAAGGAGCGCTACCGCAGGACGCTGGAGGAAGGAGCGAAAAAGACGTGGTTCTATTTGGAAGCAACTTGGAGGGATAATCCCATCATTGATGCGGAGTATATAGCGGAGCAGAGAGCGGAAGCTGAGGAAACAGGACAGCTCGACACGTTCTTACAAGAAGTAGAACTTCAGTTCAGAAGCATTGCAGGCTCGGTCTATCCGATGTTTGATAGGAAGGTTCACGTCATTTCACCGAATGACAAGCGTATACCGTATGGCGAAGGCACGCTGTATTGGACGTGGGACTTCGGCTGGGCGGAAGGACACCCGACCGCTTGCAATATGGTATGGATAGATAATCAAGGACATTGGTTTATCACTGATGAGATCCACGGTTATAGAATGCCTTTGCAGGAGATAACTGAAGCCATACGGGTCAAGTCAGGCGAACATAAGATTACAGGTATCGTTGCCGACCAGTCCCGACCAGACTTGATTGATGCGGCGAAGAACGAGGGCAAAGGATTGCCTATATTCGCTGGACCGAAAGGACCAGGCTCGAAAGTTTCAGGTATTACTCTACTAGGCACGAAACTGATGCCGAAGCAACAGCTGATAGGTGCTCCTGAGCCTGAGATATACGTGACTGCTAATTGCCGTAAGACTATCTTTCAGCTGGAAAACTACCGTTACCGAGAGGTTAAGAAGGACCGACCGATCAATGAAGAACCTGTCAAAATGCACGATGACCATCCAGACGGATTGCGTTATTTAGCCTTATACTTGAAGTATGGACTGGTGAAGCAAGACGGACCTGATCCGCCGAAACCCAAGTTTAATAAATATGGCTTACTAGGGTAAAATGAAAACAAGGAAACATTATGGCTACACAAACCGACAGCAAAGACTTCAAAGCAGAGAAATTAGGTGATTTTGAGAGACAACTGTTCCGAGCGTGGCGTGAAGATGTGGATGCTCACGATGAAGCCATAGCCAACTTTGATGCTTATGAAGCGATGAATATGGGGCTGACATATGACTTGATTTCAAAGACCACTGATAATGGACTAACGGATAACACTACGGCTACGATTTATCTTGAACGAGCCGCACGGGTAGCAGGACAACTGCCTGAAGGTGAAGTCCAAGCCTTCGGTAAGAAGGACACAGGCAAAGCGCTGTTTATGGAGATGATACGCCAGAAATGGATATATCCGAACGCCAATGCCCAGCGACCATTCCAGACCAAGATGTACCTCTGGCAGTATGGTTCGAGTATGTACGGTTATATGCCGATGCATTATGACTTGAATGTGACTCCTCAGGGATATTTCGGACCTGACTGCTGGCTGTGGAATCCGAGACTGTTTATCCCTCAGAACGGCTTTATTACGGTGGCAGAGATGGATTACGTACACGCACTGGCTTATAAGAGTCCGACATTCTTTGAAGATTTAACGGATGATAAGGATTCTAACTTCGATACTGGT